CCGCCGTCAATCGGCTGAACTGCGCGCCCTGATACATCCGCCGCCGTGGGGCCGCCTGCGCGGTCTGTGCCTTGCGCTTCTTGGCCATCAGGTGAACCTCACAAACAGGCTGTGCGGATGGCCGAGGCCATTGGCTGCCAGATCAGCTGCCTGCTCGCGTTTGACCTCGGCCTTCAGCTTTGCCTCCAGCTGCAGCAGCTCAGTGAGTGGCAACTTCTTGAGTCGTCTGCTGCCGATCGTGTACTCAGCCACCGCACCGCCGGCGACCATCGCGCGGATCGCAGCCTGTACTGCATCCAGATCCTGCTGCGCTTGGCTGCGGCCGTCAAATGCGCCGGGGCTGCCGGCATACTGCAACGCGGGCAGCACCTCCAGCTGCCCGGTGCCCAGCGTGATCTTCTCGGATCCGGCAGTAGCGATTGCCTGCCAGTACCACTGCCCTGCATCGAAGCCGTTAGTCGTGCTGGCTGATAGCGTCAGCTCCCACCCTTGGCCGTATGCGGTGCCGGCTACTGTCGCGCCTTCGCTAGCTGTATTGGTGCGCAGGTAGTACGTCAGCGTCCATGTGCCGCTGCTGATCGTATTGCCAAACGCGTCAACGCTGGCATCATCCCGCCACTTCACCGTGTCACCGGCTCGGAATGTTGATGGGATGTTCACCGCTACCAGCCGCTGCAGATGCCTTAACTGATGCTAGCGACGCCCTACATTCACCATCCGCTAACGAATCCACCGCCTCTGGATGGTGGCGCAGCGGATCGCCTCTGCGGCGTTGGCGCCTTGGTCAGTTGTCCCTCCAGCTGATCCCACATCGTCGCGCGGTTGTAACGCCTGGCCACCAGCTGCAGCGCCGCGTAGGCGTAGCGCGTGCAGTCACCGCCTTCATCCCGTGCGCCCTTTGGCAGGATCCAGCTGTAGACCGTCTGGCCCTTGTCGCGTTTTGGCATCCGCTTCCACGGGAACAGCTCCGACAGGAACTGATCCGTAGCAGCAGCTCCTAGGTGCAGGTATCCCGGCCCCGGCTGCTCCACCCTGAGCCGCCCCTGCAGGTGGTTCACGCTGGCGTCATAGCCGACGTGGTAGAGCATCACGCCCTTCTTGGTGGTCTGGTTCTTGCGGTTCACGTCCACCGGCACGCCACGGCCGAGGATCGGCTTACCCTTCTGCGCCGCGCCCTTCATCGGCACCCACTGCGCCGAACGGGTACGGCACCACTCGCGCACCTCCTGCGTCGCGATGCCGCCGTCATCGATGCCGCCGATCGCCACGCGCAGCTCCGTCCCGTCGTCGCGCTTCCACTTGGTCGCCGCGATCTGATCCAGCTGCGCCAGCGTCTCAGCCTGCTGCGGGTCGCCGTCGATCTCGAAGTGACCAAGATGCCAGCCCTCCTCGCCGCGACCCCAGCCCCAGAACGTCACCACCAGCCGCTCGCCAACAGTGCCGCCGCCGCCCTGCACGTCAACGCCAGCAGTGATCAGCAGCACGCCGTTGGGCACTGTCCCGACCGCGTAGCCGTTGCCGGCGCCCGTGGCCTTGCGCCTCTCGGCCAGTCCGTCGCCGGTCAGCTTGCCCGCCAGGGTGTCCTCCCAGGGCTCGCCTAGGACGGTGTTCCTGAACGTCTGCATCGCGTCCGGGTCGCCCTTGCGCATCTGGTCCAGCGCTTCCGCGTGCTCGCGGATCAGGATCGTCCAGTCCGCTGCCGGGCTGTAGCTGTATCCGGCCCACAGGTGGTAACTGCGCAGCCCCGGCTGCTGGCTCACAGCAGTCGGTCGCCACTCGCCGCGCTCTACCATCCATCGCTTCTTGCTGTGCGGTATCAGCTCGGTGCAGTTTTCGCAGCGGTAGCAGCCAGCCGCTGACCCCTCGCGCTCCATCTGCTCCCAGCGCAGCACTTGCATCGTCTGACAGAACGGGCACGGCACGAAATAGCGCCGCTGATCACCACGCAGGAACCACTCCTCAGTCTTGCCGCCGACGAAGATCGGCGTGCCACCCATCCCGATCTTCCGGTCCCAGTAGTAATCCGCACGGTTGCGGCCGAGCTTGATCGGATCGCCCTCATCCAGTCTTGGGTAGGCGTCCACCTCGTCGAACAGGACCACCTTCCTGGACTTGCGCCGGAAGCTGCGGCCGCTGGCAGCGTTCACGATGTCGATCAGTCCGCCGTTGCTCAGCTGCTTCAGCAGGATCGTGTTGCTTGCGGTGTTGCGCGCCTTGCTCTCTGAGATCAGGCCACGCAGCACCGGCGTGTCCTCAAACAACGGCTTGATCTCTTCTTTCGAGTAGCCTTCCGCGTCCTCCTTGACCGGCTGAACGATCATTACCGGGCTTGGATCCTGGTGGCTGTAGAACTGCACAGCCACGCCCAGCATCTTGGTCCAGCCCACCCGCGCGGACTTCATGATCGCGATCGTCTCCACCGTTGGATCAGTGAAGCAGTCGAGGATCTCGCGCTGATACGGCAGCGTGTTCCATCTGCCCTTCTCGGCGGCGTTGCCGGTCATCACCGCAAACTGATCGGCGTATTCGCTAAGCCGCAGCCGCGGTGGCGGCTTGAAGCCCGCCAGGATCTGCTGCGTCAGTTGCGGGATCATGCCTGCACCTCACCAGCGGCCAGCTCCTCGAGCGCCTCGCGGATCAGCTGCGTGATCACCTCCACCTCGTCGATCTCAAGGTGCGGGATCCTGGCTCGTACCACTGACGGCACGCCAAGCAGCTTGGTGCGTGTCATCGCCACCGCCGCCGCCCATGCTGCGGTTACATCATCCCTGCGCAGCAGCTCGCGTTCTTTCTCCTGCCGCGCCAGCTCAGCCAGCATCCGCTTCTCGCGTTCATGCCGCGCGCGTTCTTCGTTGTAGTCCGGCACGTCGCTCTCGGCCACGCGGACGGTGCGGGTTGAGGTTGGCGCTTCGCGCGTCATCGCAGGCTGGTGAGCCTCTGCCTGATGGGTCGCCACCTTGGACAGGTACTCAGCCACGAGGGTGTCGCCATCCACCTGCAAAGGCTTTTCGCGCAAGATGCACGCGCTGTCACGCAGTGCCCCACGAAGGCAGAGCTTGTCCAGGTTCTGCCGCGAGCATCGGCGGCCGGTCTGACGTTCAATCAGTTCAGCCGCTTTCGTGCTGTTCAGTGGAGTTGCCATTGCAACCAGACTAGGCCGCAGTTGCAACCGGTTGCAGGATTGCAAGATCTAAGGCCAGCTGCTGCCCTTCAGGGTCTCCGGTAACGCTCTGGATCTTGCGGAGGCGCAACTCTGAGAAGAACGGTTGAGACCTGTACCAGTCCTCCATCGGGTTGACTCTTTTGCTGGCGTTGCATTTCTGACAGGCCGGAACAATGTTGCTGATATCGTGCGCGCCACCTTTGCTGATCGGCCGAACGTGTTCAATTTCCATGCGGTCATTGCTGCCGCAATACGCGCAGCAATAATCAAACTCACTAAATCTTTGAATGATGGCAGCTGGGCGCAACGCAACCGCTACCAATCCGCGCTCCTGCGCTTTGCGCCTATGAGATTTTTCTTTGACATAGAACCGCAGCTCGGGATCTGTTTGATACTTGAGCCACCAGCTATCGCGCGCCCATTGGCGAACATGAGCCAATCTTGCCTCTGGATTGCTTCGCCAATACCGGCGCTGCTCATTCATCACCAGGCGTGCAACGCTTGGTGATCGGCCAGCGTTGCTGATTGCGCGATCAAGCGCGCGTTCACCTTTAGCCACTCCGCCATCGACGCGAGCTGGCGCAGTGCCCTTCGACGTGAGGCCTTGGCTATACAGTGATAATCTGACTTTTTGCTTGTACCTCCTGCGTTTTTCAGCGGCCTCTGGCGCTCTATTTCTTTGCCTATCTGCCTCAGCCAGCAAAGGGTTAGCCCTGCGAAGCGCTTGATATTCTCTGCCTTTTTTGCGTTGTTCTTCTTTATTGGCTTCGTACCAGGCTCGTTTCGCGGCAACTGCGGCGGAGGATTTTTTTTGCTGCATCGAACATTCTTTGCAGCGCCACTCATTACCATGTTTTACAAAAAGCGAAACAGGGTGACCATTCCATCTGTGGCCGCGTTTGCACAGCTTGGATAATCTATGCTTGCTATCAAACGATGGAATCGCATTGCCAAAAACAGCGCCAATCGCTTGCTCTTGATTGCGCTTGCGCCCGCTAGATATTGTTGAACCTAGCGGTGACCATTCAAGGTTGGCGACATCGCCCCATGTTCCGTTTGCATCTATCCTAGTAACAACGCAATCGTCACTGGTTGGCCATTTGTTATTTAATATCATTACGATGTAGCTAGCTTGGTAGCTAACACCAGCAATCCAGACG